GGGAAATCGTCGCTCAATATAATAACGACAGGGAGCGCGCTACAAGGCGGAAAATAGGCTGAGTATATTCGCGCGTACTTAGTAGGGACCCCTCCCCCCACCCCCTGCCGATCCCCAGACTGGCCCCCTACCGTGCTATCGCTCGGCCGGGACTACTAGTAAAACTATCTCACTAAAATTTCACAAACATCTATATTGCACCATCTATAATCTCTCATTTGTTCAAAGTACAGCAAAGAAAGGATATTTTCCTATGTATTGAAGAATATTATATTATATCTACCTTTCATACCGAAAGAAATAATTTAATAGTTAGTTAGTATGTCTATCAGACATGTAGTACCTTAACGTTATGTTGTTTTCTTTATGTTGTTATCTCTTCTTTTTTTAAAAGACTAAAACATAAACATATACATATAGTTGTTTATAATGAGCTAATATAATTAATATGTTTGCATCTATACTATTAAAATATTATATTAAGAGTAATGGATAAGAAAGATTATTTGGAGTGGTTAAAAAGAGAAGAGGAGAGCTTAATCTCCAAGATAGAATTTATTAAACATGAAATTCAAAAGGTGGTAGAAGAAGATGGAAGCAGTTCGTAATTATGTAGGTACTAATTTGATTAAAGCATGGTTTGAAGAGAAGGGTGGAAATCCTGGTTATCATGTAGTATGTGATGATAGTTATCAGAGTTGGATTCCCAAAGATGTTTTTAATCGTTGTTATCGTCAGGTGACGGATAATGAAGTAAAATTTATTGAAGAGGAATATCTTGGATAATCGGGAAGACATTAGATTAGTATGGCATTGTGATCACAGGCATACGAGTATGTGTCGTAAGCACAATGTTTGTAGGGGAACTACGTGTAGAGATTATTGGCCTGCTGATGGTTCATATCACAGTCAGCCAGGTAATGAGGTTAAACCTAAACAAACTAAATTTAATAGTGGAGAAAAATATTAATGAACTTGATTGATTTGATTCAGGCATATGATGGTTGTAAGCGTTTGATGTTGGTTAAGGCTAGTAAAAATCTTGAAAAAACTATTAACTCACTTACTCTGAAAATCAAAAAGGAAGTTACTGGTGCAAAAACAAAAGAAGCAGTCGAAGTTGAAGCGCAGTAACATTATAGATATTCCAATATACGATTCGATGTTTCATAGGTTTATACATGTGTTTGTTGGGGAACAAGGGGATTCGTATAATAAGATCAAGAATATTTATAAGACAGGTGATTGGATAGGAAATATTATTAGAGGAAAAGAATTTAAAGATTATTTTTTTGACTCTAGTGGATGTACAATGTCTTTGATGGATAGCAGCTCAGAAAAGGAAAGTATTATTATTGTTTGGGTAAATACTGTTGATGACGACAGTTTGGTTCATGAGTTGTCTCACGTATCTGCAATTATATTATTTAATGCTGGTATTAATCACGATATAGAAAACCAAGAAACATTTGCATACTTTATAGGTAATTTGTATAAAGAAGTTATAGATACTTATAAAGAAGAAAAAGAGAAAGAATGAAAGCACGGATAGTTATTAATTGTAATTGCAGTTCTGTTATTGCTACTAATGGATTAAATGGATTAGTATTTGTTTATACGTGTGGCGATAACTGGATGCGTAATATGTCTAACAGCAAAATATATAACATCTACGATATGTTTGGATATTAATTATGGGAAACGGTTCAGGGCTTTATAATAAGTCTAAGAAAGAAAAGTCGGATGAGTTTGATCCGCAAGCTCTGGCTGATGAACTACGCCTAACAGAGACACAAAGAAAGTTTGCAGACTACTTTGTGTTTCTGACAGGTCTTGATGGTCCAAAGGCTGTAGAGTTGGCTGGTTATAAACTTGATGTAGATACAACCAATTATAAAGATGACAGGGTGTCTGGATATTATAAAAGTCTTAAGCTAAGAACTAAGGCGCGAGAGCTTCTTAATAACCCAAAGATACTTAGATATATTAAAGAGATCAGGGACAACTTAGATAAGCAATTGATTGTAGATAAGTTGTGGGTGATTCAGAAATTAAAAAATCTTGCTGATAGTGGAAGCGAAAGAACACAACTTGAGGCTACTAAATTACTGGGACAGTACCATCAATTATTTACTGAAGTCCAGAGGTACGAGATAGCTGATGATCCTAGTAAAATTATTCAAGAAGCTATGGAGCGTCGTAAAGGTAACGTAATTCCATTTAATAAGGTTGAGGAACAGTTAAATGTTGTGGAGTAAGTTGAGAGAAGGTGATGTTATATACCTTAACCATAAAAGGTTCTTCGACAATCCATTAGATAGAAAAAGGCTAATTGTTAAATGTTATGGTGGTCGTTTAATGTATGAAGCAGGTATTGATAGAGATGGCAAAATTGTGTTTGATAATATTGTTTCTAAAGAAATAGAATTCATTAGGAGACCGCTTAATTTATATAATGATGAATCAAATAGAGTTAAAATGCGGAATGAAGTAATAAAGAAGAAAGAAAATCAGGTATTGCATGAAAAAGATTTTTACAAAAATTCTAATGATTTTGTCGAATATCAGTTACGAAGTAATGGATTCACGTCTGAAATGTATATACTGGTTAATTTTCTGGGTCTGTAAATAAAATGGATGAGTTTAAAAAAGATTTGATTCTTGGGCTTGCAGAAGACATTAAAAAATATATTGACTATCATTATGCTATTGATATCGATGAGTATCATGTGGCTGAGATAGTTAATATTAATATAGGTTTTTTGTTTGATGTAGCTGAAACAACTTTAAACGGAGATAAATAATTATGAGTTGTTCTAAACCTATGTCTGGATATGGTACTGGCAAACCACTTGGTCAGAAGAATGGCTTAAAAGGTGGGCAGACTGGTGGAAAGCTTTTATTGAATGGTGGCTTTGGTGGGCAGCCTACGGTTACATTTTCAGATATAGATCAGGATAAGTGGGATAGGGCTTTTCCTAACTCATTTAAACCATCATGGGAAAAGAATGAATAGGTATGATAAAAGAGAAAAAAAATTACTATACGGTGATATTTTTACTGCTGAGTCAGTAAACTATTACAGACATGATATAGTTGGTTTCGTAGAAGATATAATCTTCCAAGGTAAGCCTGAATATTATTTATCTTCGCAGCAAAAAGACCTCTTAATAGCAATACAAGAAAATAAAAGAATATCGGTAAAATCAGGTAAGGGTATAGGTAAAACAGCAACATTATCTTTTGCTATGTTGTGGTTTCTATGTTGTTTCGACTCCCCTAAGATTGTTTGTACTGCACCTTCATATCCAACTCTCAAGAGCGCACTTTGGCCAGAAGTGGCTAAATGGCTTGGTGTATCTTTAGTTAAAAACATATTTAGTCATGGTGAAGAACGATTGTACTTAATCGAGAAACCAAAGAATTGGTGGGCAGAACCTCGTACCGCTAAAGATAAAGAAAACATGCAGGGGTTGCATGCAGATAATCTACTAATAGTTGTTGATGAGGCATCTGGATTAAGCCAAGATATATCTGAAGCATTAGATACTACTCTTACTGGAAGCAACAATAAAATAGTAATGATTGGAAATCCAACCCAGGTGGTTGGTCCATTCTTTGATGCTTTTAATAAATTCTCTGGTAGGTGGATTACAAGAACATATAGTGCGTTAGACTCTCCATTCGTTCTTCCAGAACAGGTATCTTACTATGAAGAGAAATATGGAAAGACACACGACCTTTATAGGGTTAATATTCTTGGAGAGTTCCCTACTGGGTCCCCTAATGCATTTATTAAATTGTCTGATATTCATGCTTCAGTAAGTAGATCAAGTACTACGCATGGGGTTGGTGAAATTGAAATAGGTTTAGATGTTGCACGATTTGGTGACGACCTAACAGTTTTATACTGGAGACATGGATTCAAAGTATACCCATGCAAATTATTGTCTAAAAGCTCTACGGTAGATTCTGCTAATTTAGTTATCAATACAGTTAGGGAAATAAGAAAAAAGACTGGCTTCGATCGAACAATTAGGGTTAAGGTAGATGACTCTGGTGTTGGTGGTGGTGTTGTTGATATACTTAAAACAGATAGGGATAATAACTTAGACATTATACCTTGCAATTTTGGTGGTAAGGGAAATGAGATATACCAAAACGAAGCAAGTACAATGTGGGGTAAAATTAAAGAGAATCTACATCTTATAGCACTACCTGATGATTCTCGCTTAATTGAAGAGTTATCTTCGAGGAGGTGGAAGCTTAGTGCTAATGGTAAAATAATGATTGAATCTAAGAGCGAGTATAAGCGAGAATTTAAATTATCTCCCGACCGTGCTGATGCTCTATGCTTATGTTTTGCTAATAAATCAAACACCAAATCAGTGATAAAAGAGTTTGATCCTCTGGATGATAGTATAGTTAAGCCAAAGTTTGATTATGTTGGTGGACATAAATACGCATCGATCTTTTATTCTAAAGACTTATACGCTTCGGTTCTGTACTCAGTATGGGATGGTAATAGTTTATATATATACGATGAATACGTTGGAACTGATTCGTTAATCTATGTTGTTATGCATGTGAACAGTCATCAACCTATTAAAAAGATTATTGGTAATTCAATTATGTTTGGAGATGTTAAAGACGATTTGTGTGGAAAGTTTCGAAAATACAAAGTTAATGTTCATGAAAATTATAACTATAATGAAATATCTTCATTAGATACTCTTACTGGAATGTTTAATACTAAGAGAATAAAAATATATGACAAGTGCCAAAGACTTATTAGTCAGATACGTGATTGGAAAATGGACTATTCAAGAGTCGAACAAGAGCGACAGTTCGGATTATGTTTGGCTTTGTGCAATCAAATATCTGACTTAAAAAAGATTATGTCTGTTAGGCAAGAATATATACCAACAATACGTTATAATGAAAACGATAACCACAAAGATTCTGTAATAGATGGATCTTGGATGTTTTAATTCTATTTGACATCTATACTAAGAAGAATTATATTTGTTATAAGGAGTTCCAATGTCTGATAGTATTTCAGTTAGATGCCCTAATAAAAGACCGCATGGTGGTCATTCGGAGTTGTGTGGGAGGTTAATGGGAGCTATGCGTGATGGTAAATTTCTTTTATACTGTGAGATGTGTAAGCAGTTCTTTGAGACTACTATTATGCACAATGGAACCTTAGAGATGGTTCCTCTTTCAAAAAACAAGGAATTAAAGCTGAAGTCAACATTAAAGATGGTTGAATAAATGCCTCTAATAGAAAACCTTTCTAAGTACCTTCCGTTCTCAAAAGATTCTAATGGTGGTAAGTTATCACACGTAGAGTCATCTGATTATCAAACACGGTTTCAATCTGACTATATTCTTGATGAGTTTAATGCAGCATTAGATTTTGAATATAAAAATATAGAACGTTTAAGTGACAGTTGGAATTTATATAAGGGATATGGTGGAAGTTCTTACCCTGAAAAGGTAAGAGATAAGTTTAAGAAGGAAAACAGGAATCCTTTCGAGGGAAATATTATACGTCAGAAGGTTGATGGATTAGCAGGGTCAATAGTTAAAAATTTCTTTGATGTTGCTTATGAGCCAGTAAATGGAGATCATTCACAACTAACTCGTGCAGTAACTGAGTTAATGTATATAGACAAAGAGTTGCTCGACTGGGGTTCTTCTTATAGGCAGTTAGTGGTTGATGGCTTAGTTTATCAAGGCGTTGAAGAAATATATATTAATTATGACTACTCTCCTTATGGTAATATAGGATTTCGTCCAATCAATCCTGGTCACATTCTTTTTGATCCAACATGGTTATCAAACAACTCCAAAGAACTTAAGCGTGGATTCAAGGTAGCATATCTTACTCCTAAAGACCTTAAGGAAACATATTCAACTAAATCAGACTTGATAGATGATATGATAAGTGCTATGTCTCTTAGGGCAACCCAGTATGATTATGGAATGCCACAAAAGGGTATACAGCATTATAACCTTGAAGAGATATATGGTGACCAGTATAGAGTTATTGAATATCACCACATGGAACGGGAAAGGAATTCTATTGAAGTTGTTACAGCTACTGGACAAGTAGTCCCAGAAGGTAACGATGAATTTAAGAAGAAGTGGGCGATATTAAATAATGTAGATCTTTCTATGGGAGTTATGAAGAGGTCTTTTGATACAGACATCTATCATATAACAACTGTCGTTCCAGGGCTTGCTCGTGAATTAGTTCTTGAAGATAGACCTGGATTAATTCAAATAGGTAGACTTCCTTTCTTCCCTTGGTCGAGTGGACGAATCAATGGTGTTAATTCTGGTATTCCTGATTTGCTTAAAAGTATTCAGCAAACATATAATAATAGGGAATCTCTTTTAGACTTTGCTATCGCTACCTCTGCTGCCGGGGGTATGTTTATGGACCCCGACATTGTTGATGGTGATGAAGGTAAGATGTCTAAGATTGAAGAAAACTGGAATAAGCCTAACTTCAGGATGTGGACTGGTAATGGTGCTCTTGCTTCTGGTAGGAATTTCTTCAAAGAATTACCAAGAAGTAATCTTGATCCACAAATAGGCAATGAGATCACTCGCATGATTGATCTTGCAGACATGGTTAGCAAACAACCTGCTGCTATGGATGCGAGGACTGAGAATGCTGGTGAGTCTGGGATATTGTTTGCTCGTAAACAGATGCAGGCAGAAGTAACGCAGACGCTTCTTATAAAGAGTTTAGAGCAGTTGTGGAACGATAAAGGTGAAGCATATCTATTACTAGCTAAGAATCTTTATAGTGGCGTGTATAGGAGTTTCTATTCGTTTGGTGACAAGAAGGCAATCGAGTTAAATGTTCCAACAGTCACACCATCTGGAGAGGTTTTGGATAATGATATATCTCAACTTCCTCGTATGAAAGTAATTATTTCTCAATCACCCGAAGGTGTAACCCAGAGGATGGTTGATCGTTCTATTGATATGGACCTGCTAAAAGTTATTGGTCAAGATAATCCTATATCACGAGCTTCTATCGTTAAAAGTGTTATGAACACTTTGGATAGTTCAAAGGCAGATAAGTCTAAGTATGAAGAGTCTGCCGAATTAGAATACGAATTTGCTAAAGAAAATCTCAAGACTCAAATCATGGGTCTTAAACTGAAACAAACTCAAGCTGGAATGCAAATGCAACAAATGATGCAACCACAGCAAGGACAGTCTGGTCAAGAACAAATAGATAAACAACAAGGACAGGCACCACAAAAAAAACCAAGTGGACAATCTGGTAACCCTGCTGCAGGTATAACTGGTAATAACCAAGCTGCTGTTGCAGCTCAGTAATATAAATCGAACTAATCGAGGGAGAATAAATGGAACAGTCTGTAGAAAATAAATTGGTTTTTAACACGGTTGATGAGGTTAAACAAAGTTATAATACAGGTAATACACAACGTGATCTTGAAGTCGTAAATGCTGTTTTGAATGGTAATGTAGAAATTAAAGGGACAGGACAACCGGAACAAAATATTGTTTTAAATGATGTGCAGGAAAATATACAGCCATCAGTGGTTGACGATTATAATCAAAAAATTGAAGAGCAAAGAAAGTATGCTGAGTTTCTGGAAAGCAAACAGAGAGAACAGGAACTTAAATACCTTCAAGAACTTCAAGACAAAGAAAATAAAATACAACAAGAGAAGCAATCCAGAGAAGAGATAGAGAAAAGGCTTCAGGAACTTTCCAAACTAAATGAACAACGACTATCGACTAGTAGCACAGAGACGGAACAAACAACCGAAGAGGACGAGTTTGTTACAGATTATGCTAAGAGTACTAGGAAGATGGTGGAAGAGCTTAAATCCCAAGTAGGAGCTAACCCTGTTATTCAGGAATTGTATAATAAAATTAATACAATTGAATCTGAATATCAGACACAAAAACAGCAATCAGAAAAATTGCAGCAAGAGAGACTACGTAAAATCAAAGAAGACAAAGTCTTTGATGGTATACGTCAGTTTCAAATGCAGCATCCAGAGCTGAAAACGAATAGGGATATACGTGAGTTAGATCAAGAATATATTAATTTCAGAAAGAATGTTGGTTATGCTATTAATGCTAAGAGTACAGTAGATATAGATAAGGCCATAGATGATTACTATGTAGGTGGTCCGACTAAAGAAATACTGGAATCTAAAGGTATTAAACCATTTGAAGAGTTTGATAAGTATAATAACATTACTGAAATAATTGACTTAAAGAGTGGACAAAGATATGATAAGCAAACTGGTCATATCGTACCAATTCTTGATGAAGATGGTAACCGTATCAGGTATCGTTCTTTTGAAGAGGCGTATAAGATATCTACTTATGAAAATGCAATTAATGATGCTCGTAAGAGATCGTTTCAAGAAGTTAGTAAAAAGCTTGAAACAATTAATAACGCTCCAGTTACAATACCTCCGTCACAAACGGATGCATTTAAAACTGGATTTTCTCTTGAAGAAGAAAAGGCTATACTTTCATGGGAGCCTAAAGACTGGGTTAATAACCCAGATAGGGCAAGAATGGTAAAAGAAGTATATACAAAGCGCGGTTTGGAACCCCCACGATATCGTGGAAGAAAATGGTAATTAAATAATTATGGCTACGAATCTTGTACAAAATGGAACTAATACTCTTGCTACCCCAGTACTTCCTGGTGGTATAACTAATGCAAATATTACTACCACTACTAATCGTCCTTATAGTCTTTCTACTATGGACGTTAGTACTGGCCTTACTTACGATGCTATTAATCGTAAACTTCAACTTGAGTCTGTTCTTGACTCTGTGTTTGTTGATATCGGAGCTGACGTATCATTGTCTGTATCAAATAAGATTATGGTTCCTGATGCTTGTATCATGAGATTGTCTGGAGAATCGGGAGCTAAGTCTCAGATCCTTCCGTTGGAAAACCCGCTTGCTGGTCCTGGTCGTGGTGGTACAGCAGAACCTCAGAGTGGATATGAAAGGCAGTCAACTCTCGAATACATGAAAGTATATTACAATGAATACTCTCAGGGAGTTGTTGGCGAGAAATGGGGTATTAATTATAACCAGCTAGATGTATTTAAGTATTATGCTGGTGAGCAGCCCAGGTTGTCTCGATGGTTTGCTGAGGATGAAGATAAGCAGTATCATCAAGCTCTCTTGCAGAGGGTAGCATGGCCTCTTACTAAAACTGGTACAGCAATTGCTCAGACCTTTAATTCTAACTGGTTTATTGCTAACCTTGATCCTGCTTCTCAGCCCACTTATAGTAGCACACTTAATACGTTTATGCAGAACATTGATGTAGCATTTGATGCTGCTGATACTGGTACTGCTGGTGTGAATGCGAATATTGATCTTGATTATCTTGTTTATCTCGATAACTATGCACGCAACACTAAGCGTATTCGACCTGTTACTATTGGCGGTAAGCAGTCATACGTTGTTCTCCTACCTTCTTCGCAGTACTACAAGCTCTTGAGGACTACTGCAGGTCAGCTTGGAGAAGTGTGGCAGAACATCACGAAACTTACTGACGAGGAACAAAACTTCCCGGGTATTGTTGGTCGAGTGATGTCGCTTGTTCTGGTTGAGGATACTCGCTATCCTACCATCACTTGTACTAACAGTTATTCTGATAAGGCTTCTGGTGCTGTTGCTATGAATGTTGAGTATGTTGAACCTGGTAATCAGGACTCGCGTAATCACTCTGTGTATGCGGCTTCCAGTAATGCATCTTGGGATATTGGCTTTCTTATGGGAGCTGGTGCTATTGCTGACTGGACTTCTAAACCGCTACACTTCGAAGTTGATGAAACTCCTGAGTATGGTAAGGTATATGGAAAGGCTGCATTTACTGAGCGTGGTATTCAGCTTGGATGCACTTACGATACTGATACTTCTTCTAATCTTAACCTGAAGAATTTTGGTAGTATCGTTCTTGCTTTTACTGCTGCGTCGATGGCAATAACTGCATAATCAAAATAGTATTAATGTTGGTGGTGTAAAAACCACCAACATTTTAAATCCTCTCAATGGAGAAACGAAATTATGAATATGGTAACTCGTAAGCTTAGTGGTGGTGGAGACAAGATAGTTGAGCAGATGTTTGAGGATGCCGCTATGCTTGGAATAGATATTATTGAACTTCGATGGTTGTCTAAGCATGGCAATCCACGTTTTTCTGTAGCACAGATTGTTGGTATTAAGATTCCTATAATTAGCAAGATGAATATTAACGACGATACTATTTCAGCAGATTCTTGGACTGATGGTATTGTTTATTTTTATCCTGACGACCGTGGTATATGTTGGGGATATGTTTATGATATTCCAGAGAATAGACGCATGATTTACTCTTGTCTTTCTAATGGATGGTTCAGGGTATCTAACCAAGAAATTCGTGCTGAGATTAATAAAGAGGCAGAAGAAAATGGTTTCAGGACAGACATCATACCACTTCAGGAAGTAAATGTTCGTAAGAGTCCTGTCGAACGTGCAACTGAAGATAAGATTAAGAACATGGAAAGAAGTCTTAAACTTAAAGAAGATATGATGGAGCAAATGAGGAAAGAACTTCTTCTACTTAAAAATGAGAAGCAAGTTATTGTAGACAAAAAAATTGAGAACACTCCCAAGCAGGTAACTCCCGATAGGCTTGGAATAAATATAGATACTAGTATTAAAACAAAATAAGGAAACATAATGCTTACCAGTTCTCTGATAACACTTATTAATAAAGAAGTCCCTGATTGGAGTAGGATGCAAATTCTGGCTTTCATTAACGAGATTCAGAATGTAGTGTTTTCACAAAACGCTACTTCTCAGATGAGAATATACGATCCTAATACTGGTACAGATCCTTTGTTACACGCTGTTGGTGGGCAGCTAATTTATAATATCAGCTCTGCTAGTGGTTTCCCACAAACAGCTTGGAGAGTTTACGATGTGTATCGTCAAACTATAATGGAACCTGAAGCAAACATTTTTTGCTTAGATGCTACACCTAAAACAAAGTGTGCTTCAGTTATGTTTAAGTCTCCTCAGTCTGGGGATTTTTTTGTTAGGTGCTACAGGTTTCCAGATCAAATTATTACAGAAGCAAATCAGTTAGAAATTCCCGATGCGTTTCATTTGTCACATTTGTTTGAAGGAGTTATGGGGCAGATAGAACAATGGAGGTCAGGAAAGTCTGAACGATACATGAACTTTTATGCCAAACTTCTTCCTGACCTTGTGCGTAGAATGTCTGAAGGTAATCGAAGGAACTCGTTTACAGAATATAGATGGGGTGGAGTATAAATGTCTACTAAAATATTTAAACCCGAGACAAGACAACAAGCAGAACAACTCATCACCGTTAATCAAAAAGACTTCTCGCAAGGTGCGTTTAGTGATATTCCTGCATCAACAGTTCCAACAAATGGTGTTTGTTATCTAAAAAATATGATTGATCGTGGTGATGAACTATGTGGAAGAACTGGAAGTATTGTTTGGGGGAACTATGGTAGGCAGATAGAATGCGCAACCTTACCAACGTTTTATGAAGGGTTTATACACTCAAGTACTACTGGTTTTGTAACTCCTCAAGGGAAGAGGTATCAATTTTTAGTTAGGTCATTTAACGCAAATGATCTCTCCCTCGGTTCAATTTGTAATATTGACGATTACTTAGTTTTAAGTAATGGACAGTCTGAATTAGTTTTAGATTATAAGTCAGAATTTAGGATAAATCCAGCTACAGGTGAACCTGAAACATTTAGTTACATCACTACAATGGTTAATAATTATACTGCTAATTATGGGGATATGGTTTCAGGATCTTTCAGGCATCAAGTTAATGCAATCCATTATCACAATACTTATAAACGTTTTCTATTACATATAGGTGAAGATGTTTATGTATCTGATGATTCTGTAATATCTAACTGGGTTAAATGCTATTGTGAATCAGCTATATCTCCATCAAATGAAAAATCTTGTTTTGACCAAATCAAAGATAACGTAATATTGTTTAATAGTAATGGTATTTATAAATTTGATATAACGAAAGATCCGATTATATTTTATAAGATAAATTCCCTAATACCACAAAATAAGTTAGTAGAAAACAACAACGACCATGTAGGTTACTGTAGAAGATATTTATATGGAATGTCTAAGATAGATGGTGATGGAAATAGAATCTCTGGAACGATATTAACGGATAGTGGCTCAAACCTATATGATAGTAATTATATAGATTATGCACAGTACTGGAAAGATTACCCTATAGATTCGTCTAATGGTAATATTATCAGTGGCTTATTTATACCAAGCGATGTAGAAACAAATTGGCCTTATTCTACAATTCAAGAAACACATTGGACACACTACTCATTATGGGGAACTGCCGATGTAGGTCCTAATGGAACAGACCCAATCAATGGTGTAGGTAATAATACAGAACAGTATGCTTGGATAAATGATATTCCGATAGCGACATCTTTTTCTATAAACAAGTTAGCTTCACATAATATTGCTACGGTAAACTACGGAAATATATCAACTACTGAGAATAATTGTTATAGTATAATGGTTCCTGAAATTTTTGGATCGTTGCAGCATGAAAGCATATTAATTAAAGAATTTATAAACCAAAATAATATAGTGAATATAGTTAGTGGAATTAATTGTACTCAACCACACAATGATTCACTTGGAAATATAATACCTCATGTTTTTCCTTCTACTAGTGATCTTATAAATTTTATAGTTTCATTAGATAATAATGCTGCCTCGGGAAATACTATTCAATTTCAAATTCAGCCACTTATAGATGATGCTGTTGGTTCTATTTCTGGAGCATCCTCTGCTAGTGGCTGTGCTATGATTCCTGGTAATATATATCAATATGATAAAAATTATAAAACATTTTCCTATATAGGAAATCAGCAATTTAGCTACGATGGGGAAGCTGAGGTTGAATATATAAATAGTACCCCTACAGTAAAAGTTTATGGGATTGGTGGTAATTACTTTAATCCATCTGGATATATTGAACAATTAATGTTTAGGTCTAAGGCTGACTTAACTTCATTTTTGTTTTCTTATAATAGTAATGTTGACCCTAACTCTTTTTATTATTATATATCTGCTTATGGTGAAGAACACGGAAGTGGAGTTGGAACAGTTGGAGAAGCGAAGTTCCATTTTGATTATGGACCTTGGGTAATAAGTAATCAAGTAAATGATAATATTAAAAATTATGAGTTATACCATATTACTAAAAATGACTTTTATGTAATAGAAGATATTTATAATTATTTACCTCTTAATAATAATCTATTATGGATTAGTGGTAACGATACTTTTTAT